ATCTCTCTCAACAACAACAACGGAGGAGGAGGAAAAGAGAGAGATACTATATAGGCACACACTCTCCAGCATTCTCAAGCGCCCCTAAGTCTAACCGTTAGGCTAAGTCCTCTCAGGTAGACTTAGGTTAACTGTTGTACTCTGTTGCGCCCCTAAGTCTAACCGTTAGGGCCAGGTGGTGCGCCTTAGTCTAACTGTTGTACTCTGTGGTGCGCCTAAGTCTAACTGTTGGGCTAAGGTGCGCCTAAGTCTAACTGTTGTACTAAGGTGGGCTAACAATAACGGTACGGGGAGGGGCTGTGGCGCTGATGAATAATTGTAGTAGGCACTCCAGTACTCAAAAGTAGAATTTAGAAAACAACAGTAAATTAATAAAAAAGTAAGCATTTACTAACTTATGTAACCTCTTGTTAACACAAGTAAAGTCAAAACTTTGACTCAGTCAAGAAAATAACAGTAAAAAGTACTTGACAAATGCTAAAAAGTATGCTATAATAAATAGGTATCTTAAAGAATGTTAAGGTAAATACATTATGGATAATCAAGATGATCCTCCAAAGCGTAAGCGAGGTAGACCTAGGAAGGGTGAGATAGTTGAGAAGACTACTGGCTCTAGAGGTAAGGTAGGTAGACCTAAAGGTGATGCTTCAATTATCAATGAGTACAAGGCTAGGATGTTAGCTAGCCCTAAGTCCCGTAGAGTGTTAGACAGTATATTTGATGCAGCACTTAATGATGACCATAAGAATCAAGCAGCAGCTTGGAAACTAGTCATGGACAGGATGTTACCCCTTAGTTACTTTGAGAAGGATAGTGCTGGTGGTAGACAGTCTGTACAAATTACTATCTCAGGTGTCCCTAGTACCATCTCATCACAGAATAATGACAACTCCAATGACCCTATTGAAGGAGAATACACCAACAATGACGTTTAAGTATTTCAGTAGGGATGAGTTTGCTTGTCAAGCGACAGGTGAGAATGAAATAGAAGATGAGTTAATATATGCCTTTGGATGAACTTAGAGAGCACTGTGGTTTTCCTTTTGTTATCACAAGTGGCTATAGATCACCTGACCATCCTATTGAGCTAGGTAAGAAAAAACCAGGTACACATGCACAAGGCATAGCAGCGGACATAGCTGTGTCTTCAGGTTTACAAAGGTACACTATAGTAAAGAATGCTATTAAGTTAGGCTTTACTGGTATTGGTGTTGCTGGAGGTTTTGTGCATGTAGACATTAGAGCTACTGATACACCTGTAATGTGGACGTATAGTTAGTGCTTACTAACAAAGAGTACAAAAAGACCTTAGCACAACAAGAAGATCTAAACTGGGACGGAGATCCTGAGTTAGATGTTGAGTATGAGTGTGAGGAAGAGAAAGACCTAGATGACTATGTAGTTAAGTATTTCTATGACTGATCTTAACATACAACTACTGGATTGGCAGCAACAAGTATGGGAAGACCCTACTAGATTTAAGATTGTAGCTGCTGGTAGACGTACAGGTAAGTCAAGACTAGCTGCTTGGATGTTGATTGTTAATGCTCTTCAGGCAGACAGAGGCCATGTGTTCTATGTAGCTCCAACACAAGGACAGGCCAGGGACATCATGTGGCAAACACTATTGGAGCTGGCGCACCCTGTTGTATCTAACGCACACATAAACAACCTACAGATTAAGTTAGTCAATGGTGCAACCATCAGCCTCAAGGGTGCTGACAGACCAGAGACTATGCGTGGTGTGTCACTAAAGTTTCTAGTGATGGACGAGTACGCCGACATGAAGCCAGAGGTCTTTGAGCAGATTCTTAGACCTGCCTTGGCTGACCAGAAGGGTGCTGCATTGTTCATTGGTACACCTATGGGGCGTAACCACTTCTATGACCTGTACAAGTACGCAGAGCTAGAGGACGATGAGTCCTATACTGCATGGCACTTTACAAGCTATGACAATGAGTTGTTAGACCCAGACGAGATTGACCTAGCTAAGAAGTCTATGTCATCCTACGCATTCCGTCAAGAGTTCATGGCATCATTTGAAGCTAGAGGCTCAGAGATGTTCAAGGAGGAGTGGGTTAAGTTTGGTGAGACACCAGAAATAGGTGACTACTACATAAGCATTGACTTAGCTGGCTTTGAGGACGTAAGTAAGAAGAGAACTAAAAACTCTAAGCTGGATGAATCAGCTATTGCTGTTGTTAAAGTAAATGAGAATGGCTGGCACCTAGAGAACATCATATACGGTAGGTGGGACTTAGCGGAGACAGCTAGGAAGATCTTTGAGGCTGTTAGAGACTACAGACCTATCAGTGTAGGTATTGAGCGTGGTATCTCTAAGCAAGCTGTGATGTCACCCTTGATGGACTTGATGAAGCAGCGTGGTAGATTTTTTGTTGTAGAGGAACTAACACACGGCAACAGAAAGAAAACAGACAGAATCATGTGGGCGCTACAGGGTAGATTTGAGAATGGTCAGATTACTCTAGGGCAAGGTGAGTGGAATAGTAGATTCATGGATCAGTTATTCCAGTTCCCTGACCCGTTAACACATGATGACCTTGTGGATGCCTTTGCGTACACAGACCAACTGGCTAAGGTAGCCTACAATTATGACTTTGAGATTGATGATCTTGAGGTCTTAGACGCAGTAACAGGATATTAATATGGCAACAAGAGCAGGAACTAGAGCCAAAGCACAAAAACCTAAGTCAAGAGTCAATGAAGCTGGTAACTACACTAAACCCACTATGCGTAAAAACCTATTCAATAAAATCAAAGCAGGTACAAAAGGTGGCAAGGCTGGACAATGGTCAGCGCGAAAGGCACAGATGTTGGCAAAAGAGTACAAAGCCAAGGGTGGAGGATACAGATAATGGCTAGAGCAGGCACTAGAGCTAGGTCACAGGGAGCTAAACGTAGAAGTAAAACTAGCTCATCAAGTCTAAAAAAACCACAAAAGTCTCTAAAAAACTGGACTAAGCAGAAGTGGCGTACAAAGTCAGGCAAACCAAGCACTCAAGGCTCTAAAGCTACTGGAGAACGCTACTTACCGGAGAAAGCAATTAAGTCTTTGTCTCCACAAGAGTACGCAGCCACCACTAGAAAGAAAAGAAAAGACACTAAGGCTGGCAGACAGCACTCAGCACAGCCTAGAAGAATAGCAAATAAAACTCGTAGAACAAGGACGGCTTAAAAATTATGGATTATAACGATAATGACGTTCTGTCTAGCGACGAACACCTAGAAAACTGGGTAATGGCTAAGTGTGACTCGTGGCGAGACCACTATGAGTCCAATTATGCAGAAAGATTTGAAGAATTCTACCGTTTATGGCGTGGAATCTGGGCAGCAGAAGATATGGAGCGCAAAAGTGAACGTTCACGTATCATTTCACCTGCATTACAGCAGGCTGTAGAGTCCAGTGTAGCTGAGATTGAGGAAGCAACTTTCGGTCGTGGTAAGTATTTTGATATTACCGACGATCTTGGGGATGCAGAAGCACAAGATGTTGTATATTTACGCACTAAACTGCATGAGGACTTTGAGAAGACTCAAATACGCAAGCAAGTAGGTGAATGTCTCATTAATAGTGCTGTATTTGGTACAGGTGTGGCTGAAGTAGTGCTAGAGGAAGTCAAAGAGATGGCTCCTGCTACACAGCCTATTATGGACGGGCAGCTACAGGCAGTAGGTGTTAACGTCACAGACCGTACAGTAGTTAAACTACGCCCTGTACTGCCACAGAACTTCTTGATTGACCCAGTAGCTACCTCTATTGAGGACGCTATAGGCGTTGCTGTGGATGAGTTTGTGCCACGGCATAAGGTACAACAGCTACAGGAAGAAGGTGTCTACAGGAGCGTGTACGTAGGTCAGGCGGCTAGTGACTATGACCTAGAGCCAGATCAAGACCTAACAAGCTACGACGAGGACAAAGTACGCCTAACGAAATACTATGGACTTGTGCCTCGTTACTTGCTAGAGGTTGGTGAGAAAGAAGCACTGCTTGATGACGATGAAGACATTGCTGATATTGAACTAGAGGAACCAGAGAACAATGAAGATGCCAGCTATTACGTTGAAGCTATTGTGGTTGTGGCTAATGGAGGCATCCTACTAAAAGCAGAAGCTAACCCATACATGATGCAGGATCGTCCTGTAGTAGCCTTTCCTTGGGATGTAGTTCCAGGTAGGTTCTGGGGACGTGGTGTGTGTGAGAAGGGTTACAACAGCCAGAAGGCGCTTGACACAGAGCTTCGGGCACGTATTGATGCTTTAGCACTAACTGTACACCCAATGATGGCTATGGACGCTACACGCCTTCCTAGAGGCTCTAGGCCAGAAGTACGTCCAGGTAAGATCTTGTTGACTAACGGCGACCCTAAGTCTGTCATCAATCCATTCAACTTTGGTCAGGTTAGTCAGATTACATTTGCACAGGCAGCGGAACTACAGAAGATGGTTCAGATGTCTACAGGTGCTATTGACTCTGCTGGTATTCCTGGCAGCATTAACGGTGACGCTACGGCTGCTGGTATCAGTATGTCGTTAGGTGCAATCATCAAGCGTCACAAGCGTACCTTGATTAACTTCCAACAGTCCTTCTTGATTCCTTTTGTTAAGATGGCTGCTTGTCGTTACATGCAGTTTGACCCAGAAAACTATCCTGTCAAGGACTACAAGTTTAACACTACGTCTACTCTAGGTATTATTGCTCGTGAATACGAAGTAACACAGCTTGTACAACTACTGCAAACAATGTCTCAAGAGTCTCCACTATACAATACGTTGATTCAGTCAATTATTGACAACATGAACCTGTCTAATCGTGAAGAACTTATGACTAAGCTGGCTCAGGCAGAGCAAGCATCACAACCTACACCTGAACAGCAGCAAATGCAACAAGCGGCTGCACAGGCACAGATGGCCTTCCAGCAGTCACAGACAGCAGCACTAAACGGTCAGGCAGTAGAGTCTGAGGCTAGAGCACAGAAGATTGCTGTAGAGACACAGCTTGCACCACAGGAGCTACAGATTGACCAGATTAAGGCAGTCACAGCTAACCTAAAGGCAGGCGATCAAGAGGACAAGGAGTTTGAGCGTCGTATGAAGATTGCTCAGACATTCTTAAAAGAGAAAGAGATTGACCTAAAGAATCAACCTCAACAACAAGCACCGCAACCAGTGCAACCCATGCAACCCCTTCAATTACAACAAGGATAACTTGATGGTCGTAACACGTACAGAACTAACTCAGATAGTAGATCAAGTCAACAAGAAGTTTGATGAACTAGAAGCTAAGATTAAAGAGTTAGAGGCAAAGAATGTTAAGAAACTACCGAACAAGAAGGCGGCGTAATGGCTAGGCCACGTAGAGGTAAAGCAAGAGTAAAAGTGACTTCCAGCGGCAGGAGAGTCTCTTACGGTCAGGCAGGTCGCGCATCAGACGGTGGCCCTAGAGTAAAGCCAGGAACCAGTAAGGGCGACAGCTACTGTGCTAGGTCACTAGGTATTAAGAAACGTCTTCCTAAAAAGAAGCAGAATGACCCTAACACACCCAATAACTTATCACGTAAGCGTTGGAAGTGTAAGGGTGCTAAGTCCATGAGAGCTAATCAAACACTAGCTCGTAAGACAAGAACTAGGGGAAAGTAACATGCCATACGGTAAAGGAACATACGGAAATAAAGTAGGCCGTCCACCTAAGAACAGTAGAAGAGCTACACCTAAAAACCGACGAACTAAGACTATTGGCGGACGTAGGGGCCGCTGACAGTGATAGCAGAGATAAGTGCAATTGTCGCTGGTGTCAATGCTGCTACGTCTGCTATCAAGCGTGTAGCTGAGACTACCAATGACATCTCAAGTATCTCTGCTTTCTTATCTACTCTTGGAGGTGCAGAGGTAGAGTTAGCTAGAGCGCAGAATGAAGGCAAGCTATCCGAAGGCGATGCTGTTAAAGCTGCACTAGCTAAGAAACAAATACAGGAGACTATGAAGGAGATCAAGGATCTCTTTACAGTCAGCGGTAACGGACAACTCTATCAAGAAGCTATGCTTGCTATGGCTGAAGCTAGGAAGGCTAAACAGCTAGAGTTAGCTAGAGCAATAGCAGCTAAAAAGAAATTTTGGAAGGACGTTAGAGAGATAGGTGCTGTCATAGGTGTATTGGTATTTTTAGTACCTATGTGCCTAGCACTTTTAATTTCATATTTAACAAAATAACACTTGACAAACACGAAAAAGTATGATATAATATATAGGTACTTTACGTACATCCAGTATTCTTTAACAAAGGTAAAATACGATGACTCAAGAGTTAGAAACATATTTCAACAACTACTTTGCTATGTTTAGATCAGAAGGCTGGAAACAGCTAATCTCTGACCTACAAGGTAATGTTGGACAAATCAACTCAGTAGAAATGACTACGGATAATGATAACTTGAACTTTCGCAAAGGTCAGTTAGCTATCCTAGCAACCATATTAAATCTTGAAACACAGATTGATAACGCTCACGAACAAGCAGAATCAGAAGAGTCTGTAGATGAGGCTGTTTGATTTCAGATGTCCTTGTGGCAAACTGTTTGAAGATTTAGTTAAGTCTGATGTCACAACTTCTAGGTGCAGTTGTGGCTTGGACGCTAAACGTGTTATCTCCCCAGTGAGATCTAACCTTGAAGGCATTAGTGGAGACTTCCCTGATGCACATGATAGGTGGGTTAAACGCAGGGAGCAGCACATGGCACATGAACGAAGGCAAACCTCCTAGAGAACCTTCATACTAAACATCTCCACAATACTAAGGTACGGAGTTAATAATGGCTAAGATTATTGAACCTGAGCGTCAGGACAACCAAGAAGAGAACGAACAGCAACTAGCGATGTTTGAACAAGTAGAGGAACAACAGGAAACTCCTGAACCCCAGGAACCTGAGATCCCAGACAAGTACAAAGGTAAGTCTGCTGAAGAACTTGTACAGATGCACCAAGAAGCTGAGAAGCTATTGGGCCGACAGAGTTCTGAAGTAGGTGAGCTACGTAAGGTTGTTGATACGTATATCCAGACACAACTCACAGAAGATACTAAAGAAGCACCCCAACAAGACGAAGAAGTAGATTGGTTTACAGACCCTGATAAGGCTGTAGATAGGGCTATTCAGAACCATCCTAAGATTAAGGAAGCTGAAGAAATTACCCAGCAATATCGTGCAAGTACAGCAATGGCAGAGCTACAGCGTAAGCACCCTGACATGAAAGAAATCTTGCAAGATACTAACTTTGCTGAGTGGATTAAAGCATCCAATGTTAGGACTAAGCTGTTTGTAGCAGCAGACCAGCAGTACGACAGTGAAGCCGCTGATGAGCTATTTAGCTTGTGGAAAGAGCGACAAACTATTGTGCAGCAGACTGCCGCTGTAGAGGAGCAATCCCGTAAGCAAGCAGTTAAAGCAGCTTCCACAGGCAATGCTCGTGGTAGCACTGAATCAGCACCTAAGAAGATCTATAGACGCGCAGACATTATTAACCTTATGAGAAACGACCCTGATCGCTATGCTGCTCTACAACCAGAGATCATGAAGGCATACGCAGAAAAACGGGTCAGATAGTATATCTTAGGAGATATTTATTATGACTGATTCCACATATCCCGCAACTGGCGGGTTCGTTGACAACACTAGCGCAGCTACTTTTATTCCAGAAATCTGGAGTGACGAGATTATTGCTGCGTACCAAAAGAACCTCGTCTTGGCAAACCTTGTCAAGAAGATGTCTATGGCTGGTAAGAAAGGCGACACGATCCATGTGCCTAAGCCTGTCCGTGGTGACGCTCACGCTAAAGCTGAGAACACTGCTGTAACGGTTCAGAACGCTACGGAAGGTGAAGTGCAAATCTCTATTGACAAGCACTTTGAATACTCACGTCTGATTGAAGACATTACCGACGTACAGGCTCTTAGCTCACTACGTCAGTTCTACACGGAAGATGCTGGCTACGCTTTGGCAAAGCAAGTTGACACCGACCTGCATAGCTTGGCTACTGGCCTTGGTTCTGCTGGTACGTCTTCTACAACTTATGCAAACAACGGTGGTACGTTCTTCGTAGACAACTCTGCAAGTGGCGCTCTGGCTACTTACGCTGTTGACACGGTAACAACTGCTGACGTATTTACTGACGCCGGTTTCCGCGCTATCATTCAGAAGCTGGACGATGCTGATGTTCCTATGGAAAACCGCTGCTTTGTTATTCCTCCTTCAGTTCGCAACACCATTATGGGTATTGATCGTTACGTAAGCTCTGACTTCGTAAACAATGGTCAAGTTACCAACGGTCAGATTGGACAACTGTACGGCATTGACGTATTTGTTAGCACTAACTGCCCTGTTGTTGAAACTGCTGCTGCTAACTCTGCTTCAACTGTAGACTCTCTGGGCGCTCTGTTGATCCAGAAAGATGCAATTGTAATGGCTGAGCAACTGGGGGTTCGCTCTCAGACTCAGTACAAGCAAGAGTTCCTTGCTAACCTGTTTACCTCAGATACTTTGTATGGTGTTTCCGTACTGCGTCCTGAGTCAGGTTTGACTTTGGTTGTTCCTAAGTAATAACCATCTAACTGGGGGCTGCTACGGTGGCCCCTAGTTTTATTGAGGTAGCTAAGTATGAGCATAGTAGCTAGTTTGGTCGGCCCAGTAACAGGGTTACTTGATAAGTTTATTGAGGACAAAGACCAGAAGAATGCTTTGGCTCATGAGATTGCTACCATGTCTGAGCGTCATGCTCAAGAGTTAGCTAAAGGTCAGCTAGAAGTAAACAAAGTAGAAGCAGGACACTCTAGTTTATTTGTTTCTGGATGGCGACCCTTCATTGGCTGGACATGTGGATTAGGCATGTTTGGTAACTTTATCACAATTCCGTTTTCTAACTTTGTATTGGCTCTAGCAGGTATAGATATTGTTATACCCTTAGTACCACTAGAAACTATGATGCCTGTCCTTATGGGTATGTTAGGTTTAGGTGCAATGCGCTCATTTGAAAAGACAAGGAAATAAGTAGCTGATGTCTACAGATTTTACTTTACCTGAAGACTTTAGTATCTTTGATACAGATTTAGGTATAGACCTAACTGGTATAGACCCAATAGATTGGGGTGATTATATTAATCCTTCACCTGGAGGAGGCTCTACTGTTACCTTGTGGGGAGGTATTGACAACTATAAAAAATCATTAATGCAAGGCGCTAACTACTTTGACATTAATGACGTAGACAATGTAGACGATTGGTACAATAATGCGTTTACTAGTGCTCTTAGAGGCATGGGAGCAACTCCAGAAACTTATTTTAAGGCTGTATCTGGTACTCCTGAGTACCTAAAAACTTTTAACTCTCCAGCAACAGATTTAACCATTACAGACGCTTTTAATAGAATCTCTAGGGCAGGTAGCCCTGAAGAAATTACTACTGCGTTGAGTGAATACTATGGTTATGATGTTCCTCTTATGGATCAAACCTTTACTGACTTTGGCGGTAACTTAGCTAGTCATAGTGGTAGTTCTACAGAGCGTCTTAAAGAATTTCATTCTATAGTTGAACCTATCTTACTGGAGCAAATACCTTACTTACAGGCAGTGGAAGGGTTATCTTATGAAGATGCTTTAGTAGAAGCATACGCTAGAGATCCTATGTTACAGGCTCTGTACTTTAAGTACGATGTGTCTCCTATCCGACAAACTGAAGATGGGTCTACTTACCTTTACGATCCTTTTAGTTTTAGTGAGATTAGAACTTACGAGTCTAAAGATCCTAATTTAGCTAGAATGGCTACTAATGTTATAGCTGGTTTTGCTTTGTCTGCTTTCTTAGGCCCAGTAATAGGTAAGTTTGTAGGTTCTTTAGGCGCTACAGGTACTACAGGAACAGCATTAACTAACGCCTTAACAAGTGCTTCTGTTGCTGGTTTACAAGGTGCTGACTTAAAGACTGCTTTAACCTCCGGTATGTTTGCTGGGCTAGGTACTTATGCAGCACCAGTAGTAACTAATGGTCTTGATGCTTCTGGATTAACTGCTGAAGTTTTAGATAAGTACGGTATAGTTCAAGAGGACTTTGCAAACGCTTTAGCAAGCGCCACTATGGAAGTAGGAGCAGGAGGTAACGTAGGGGACGCTTTGTTGTCGGCTGCTACAAGTTATCTTCGTAATGCTGGTATACCTGGAGTAGAGACTCCTAAGTTTGTAGAAGATATACGAAATGCAGGTAGATTTATTGATGACATGGTTCAGTCTGTGTTACCTGAAGGTTTCTTAGACTCACTAGACTTTGGTAACTTATCTGAAAGTCAAGTAGCAGAGTTTGCAAAACAAGCAGAAGACGCTCTTAGTTTTATTAATGATGCTTATGATGAAGACATAGGTGGTGATCCAGAAAAACAAGACGCTATGATGGATCTGTATGAAAAAATAATTAAAGATCCAAATATAGGCATAGATAACTTTAATAAAATGTCCAGAAGTGACATGATAACATGGCTTGTTAAAAACGGAACTCAAGCAGACAGGGATTTATTTTATAGTCTTCCAGGAGCTTCTAAATACAGAGCTATGTTTAATACTCTTGGTCAAAGAGGAGTAGATAGACCAGCACTAAATATTGATCCTAGCCAACTTAGAACAGAATCAACTGTATTTAGCTTTGATAAAAACGGTAATCTTCTTAGTGATAGTCAACTAGAACAGACAGATGTAGCTTATCAAGTACAACAGTTTGAAGATGGAACTTACGAAGTAACAAAAGATACAGTAACAGTAGACTTAGATCAAGTTCAAACAGGCAACAGTGGCGGAGGCGGAGGAGGTGGAGATTCTTCTTCAGCAGACGGTGGAAGTGGTCAGCCTCCAGCTACAGACACAACTACTCCTACTGATGCTATAGACGGAGGAGGAGCTACTGGAGGCGATACGACAACTACAGGAGGCGGGGGTACTACATCCCCTACTCCAGATACTACTGCTCCGTCCACAGAAGGTGGAGGTGGAGGAGGCACTGTTGTAGTTTCTGGAGGATCAGACGGAGACACTACCGAAGTAGACACTCCTGCTGCTTCTTCTCGAGCTAACTATACTCAACAAGAGCTAGATGACGCTATTGCAAAAGCCTTAGCTGAAGCACAAAAGAATGACCCTACTGAGTTTGACCAAGCAGATTTAGATGCAGCAGTAGCTGAAGCTGTTAAAGAAGTAATAGAAAATGATCCTACTGATTTTACTCAAGAAGACATAAATACAGCAGTAGATAACGCTCTTAATAAGCAATCAAAAGAATACGAACAACAAATAACTGAGTTAAAGGGAGCAGCAGAAAAAGCTAGAATTAAAGCTGCTAATGATGCTAGAAAAGCTGCTGAAGCTAAAGCAGCAGTAGCAGCAGCTAAAGCAGCTAAACAGTCCAAAGCTAAGATAGCGGCTGCTGAAGCAAAACAAAAACAAGCAGAAGAGCGTGCTATAAATTCTGCTAATGATGCTAGAAAATCTAAAGCTCAAGCTCAACAAGCAGAGGAAGCAAGAAAACAAGCGGAAAGAGCTAAAAAAACAGCTCAACAAAAACAAAAAGAAGCTGAACAGGATAAAGCAGAAGCTAATGCAGCTAGAGCTAAAGCAGAGGCTGCTAAATCTAAAGCAGAAAACCTGCAAGCTAAGGCTGAATCTCAAAGAGATACTGCAAAAAGGGCACAAGCGCAAGCAGAAGCTAATCAAGCTAAAGCAGAGGCTGCTAAATCTGAAGCAGAAGCTACAGCAGCAGAAGCTGTACAAGCTAACAGAGAATCACAAGATAAAAAAACAGACTCTGACGAAGCTAAAAGTAATGCAGTTAAAGCTAGAGAAGCAGCAGAGAAAGAGATAGATGCTGCTAAGAAAGCACAGAAAGAAGCAGAAGCTGATGCAGCGGAAGCTAAAGCAGCACAAAAAGCTGCTGAAGCTCAGGCAGCGTCTGATGCCGCCGAAGCCGCAAACCAAGCCGCTAGAGACGCAGAAGCTGCTTATGAGCAAGGGTACGGAAAAGGTGCAGCCTCTACTGGCGCAGGCTTTGATGCTGGAGATGCAGATTCTGGGGATACAGGCACTGGAGTTACTGACGGTGAAGGTACTGGAGGTGGTGTAGGGTCTGGTGACGGCACAGGAGAGGGTACAGGTTCTGGTACAGGCACTGGTTCCGGTAGCGGTGCAGGAGATGGCTCTGGTACAGGAGCAGGTAGCGGTACAGGAGACGGCTCTGGTATGTTTGCAGGATTAGGAGGAGTTACAGGAGAAATTTTTGATGACTACGTTAAGTTTAAGAAAAGTGCCGTAATGCCTACAAGACAAGCAAGACCAAAACTAAAAGGATACACAGCGCCTCCAGTAGGTTTATTTAGGAACATAATATGAGTACGACATACTTAACTATAGTTAATGAAGTCCTGCGGAGGCTAAGAGAAGAAGAAGTTTCTTCTGTTACACAGAACACTTACAGCAAGATGGTAGGTGATTTTGTTAATGATGCAAAGCAAGTAGTAGAAGATTCACATGATTGGTCTACACTACGTACAACTGTTGTGCTGCCTACTGTAGCAGATACTACAGAATATAGCTTGACAAACGCTGGAGAACGTGTTAAAATATATAGTGTTATTAACGACACATCAAACTTTTTTATGCGCTATGAGTCACCTAATTGGTTTAACAATGCTTACTACATTTCTGGTGAAGTAACAGGAAGTCCTGACTCATATACATTTAGCGGTGTAGATAGTAATGATGATACTAAAGTAAGAGTATACCCTAAACCATCAGGTGTTTTTTCGTTACGTTTTGATTTAATCTCTAGGGAAGCTGAATTGTCTGGAGATGCAGACACTACAGTTTTACCTAAGAACGCTATAGTACACAACGCAGTAGCTTTACTGGCTAGAGAACGTGGTGAGACAGGCGGTACTACTGCACAGGATTATTTTGCAATTGCAGAGAAATATCTGTCTGATGCTATTGCTTTAGATGCCTATAAGAATCCTGAAGAATTTATTTATACGGTACCCTAATGGCTCAACAAAGACAGAACATATATATTGCTGCTCCAGGCTTTAAGGGTCTTAATACAGCAGATTCTCCTGTTACTCAAGACCCTGCATTTGCGTCTGTAGCAGAGAATGCTGTTATTGATAGGTATGGACGTATTGCAGCTAGAAAGGGCTTAAACAAGCTCACAAGCAGTGCTACGCCGCTAGGATCTAGTATTGGTACTGAGACTATCTTTGAGTACGTAGATCAGAGTGGTGATAAAGTAGTCTTCTCTACTGGTAACAATAAGGTGTTTACTGGGACTACTACACTGACTGATGTTACTCCTAGCAGTTATACAGTCAGTGCAAACAACTGGAAGATAATAAACTTCAACAATCACGCTTACTTCTTTCAAAGAGGACATGAGCCACTAATTTATACTGATGAGTCTGGCTCTGGTGTGCTTGATAACATAAGCGATCATAGCCACGCAACAGGTACAGCACCTCAAGCCAATGAAGCTCTGGCGGCTTTTGGTCGTGTATGGGTTGCTGATGTTGCAGGAAACAAACATACTCTTTATTGGTCTGATTTGTTGAATGGTCATGCTTGGACAGGAGGTACTTCAGGTTCCTTAGATATTACAACTGTATGGCCTACAGGACATGATGAGATTGTAGCGTTATCTGAGTTTAATGACTTATTGGTTATCTTTGGTAAGCGTAGTATTTTATTGTATACTGGTGCTAGTTCTCCTGCTAACATGACGTTACAGGATGTTATTACAAACATTGGTTGTATTGCTAGAGATACAGTACAGTCTACAGGTACAGATTTGATATTTCTGTCGGACACAGGTGTACGTAGCTTAGGTAGAGTTATACAAGAAAAGTCTAACCCTATTGGCAATGTATCTAAAAATGTTAAAGATACACTGATGGAGTCTGTAAATTCTGAAGCTCTAAACATTAAAAGCGTGTATAGCCCAGAAGAGTCTTTTTACTTATTGTTTTTACCTACCAGTACAGAAGTATATGTATTTGACACTAGAGGTTCTTTAGAAGACGGTAGTTACAGAGCTACAGAATGGGTAGGTAACAAAATACTTTGTGGGGAAAGAGCATCAGACGGCACACTGTACTTAGGCAACATTAAAGGTATAAGTAAGTACGACGGATACGATGATGATGATGACTCGTATACCATGAAATACTTTACTAATCCCTTGTCTTTTGGAGATCCTTCTAAGCTAAAAATGCTTAAAGAGTTATCTTTTACCATTATTGGTGGCTCAGGTGCTGTTGTTGTAGGTAACTGGGGATATGACTACACTGAGTCATATACAAAACAATCAGTAAGTATTGCAGCTAGTTTGATTGCAGAGTACGGAGTATCAGAGTACAATGTAAGCACATCAGAGTATAGTGCTTCTATTATTATTGATGTTGCTAAAGTAAAGGCAACAGGATCAGGAAAAGTAGCAACGATTGGACTAGAAGCCACTATAGATGGTGGTGCGCTTTCGTTGCAGGAACTAAACACCGAAGCTATTATGGGTAGACTTGTATAATGAGTGATTACACAAAGACAACTAACTTTGCAGCAAAAGACAGTTTACCTTCTGGTAACTCTGGCAAGATTGTTAAAGGAACTGAGATTGACACAGAGTTTAACAACATTCAAACTGCTGTTGGAACTAAGCTAAACACTAATAACGGTGCGCTTACAGGCACCACTACATTCCAAACTCTTTCAGACGGCACTATTGCTATTACTGCATTTGTTGATGAAGACAATATGTCATCTAACAGTGCTACTCTTGTGCCTACTCAACAGTCTGTTAAAGCCTATGTAGATGCTCAGATAACCGCAGAAGATTTAGATTTTCAAGCAGACTCCGGTGGTGCCCTGAGCATTGACCTAGACTCAGAAACTCTTACGTTTACTGGAGGCACTGGTGTAGACACAAGCGGCTCTGGTAACGCTGTAACCTTTGCTATTGACAGCACTGTAGCTACACTTACTGGGTCACAGACACTAACTAATAAGACCTTGACAAGCCCTGTTCTTAACACAGGTGTTTCAGGTAGTGCTGTTCTTGACGAAGATAACATGGCTTCTGACTCAGCTACTCATCTAGCTACTCAACAGTCTATTAAGGCATATGTAGATTCTAATGTAACTGCACAGGATCTTGATGTAACTGATGGTTCTTCTACTATTGACATTGACTTAGACTCTGAGTCTTTAAGCATCTTAGGTGGTACAGGTATTGACTCTACTGCTTCAGGTACTGGAGTTACTCTAGCTATTGATGCTACTGTAGCTACTTTAGCAGGCACACAGACGCTAACCAATAAGACGCTTACGTCACCTACCCTTAACACACCCACTATTGGTACTTCGTTTACTATTGGCTCTGCTACTATTACTGAAGCAGAACTAGAGATTTTAGACGGTGCTACAGTAACTACAGCAGAGCTAAATGTACTGGACGGTATTACCAGCACTACTGCTGAACTAAATATCCTTGATGGTGTAACGTCTACCGCAGCAGAGCTAAACATCTTAGACGGCGTTACTTCTACCGCTGCTGAACTTAACATCTTAGATGGTGTCACAAGCACAACAGCAGAGCTAAACATACTTGATGGTGTTACTTCTACTACTGCTGAACTAAATATCCTAGACGGTGTTACTGCTACAACTACTGAACTTAACTATGTAGACGGTGTAACTTCAGCTATTCAGACACAGTTAGATGCTAAAGCTGCTCTAGCTGGAGCTAACTTTACTGGTAATGTAGATGTTGCTGGTACTCTTACTACTGATGCTTTTAGTATTGAAGACGCAACAAGTCCTACGCTTACGTTGAACGATACTACAAGTGCAAATCAAAAGACAACTTTAAGCCACACTGCTGGCGCTTCTGTTCTGACTACAGGAGACAACGGTGTTTTTGGCTCATTCAAGATAGCAGCTTTTGATGGAACATCTACAATTAATCGTTTATTAGTTGCTGATAATGGCGATGTTAGCCTATATGAAGATGGAGGAGCTACCGCTAAATTAGTATGGGATAGCAGCGCAGAGGCGCTTGAGTTTGCTGACAATGCTAAAGCTACTTTTGGCGCTGGAGATGACCTACAGATTTATCATGATGGTTCTAATAGTTACGTTAGCGACCAAGGCACAGGCAACCTAAAAATACAAGGCGACAGTCAAGTGCGTCTTGAGTCTACTGCTGGTGAAAGATATTTCGTCGGGACAAACAACGGAGAAGCAAGGCTCTACTATGATGACAGCGAAAAACTAGCCACCACCTCCACAGGCATAGACGTTACTGGTACAGTGACTGCTGATGCGGCAAGTATTACTGGCACCGCTGCTGGTCTTTTAACTCTTGACCGTGGAGCGTCTGGCAATCAAATAAAGTTTGAAAACGCTGGCTCCACGCTTGGTTATTTTGGATACACTGACGGCACTGGCTTCAGTATTGCTGCTTCTGGTGGAGCTTCGCAGGTTGTCATTGATGAGAGTGGTCAGCTACTCCAAGGAATCACCGCAATACCTACAGGAGTCCAATCCAGTAGGCAGCTTATCAGTTCTAGCTCAACAGGTGCTGAGATCATCGCTTACCGAGAAGACAATGCCGTTGCAGTAAACGATTTTTGTGGTGCTTTCTTAATTGGTAACGATGACAACAGCGGAACTGAAGATCACTTCGCTGGCATGTGGGGACAAGTTTCTACAACTTCTGGAAACATGGATTTGAAATTTGCCGCTGGCAGAGAAAACTATGAGTCAGGATCACCCCACATGACCCTAGACTATAACGGCAACGTGGGTATTGGCACCAGCAGCCCTACTTCTACCTTCAGAGCATCAATCAAAGGTGATTACTCATCCGTCATTGGCGGCATTGAGTTTGACAGCGGAGGCGGAGACAAGTTCACAATCGGTCACGCAACCGCCACATCACCTTCAGGGACACTGAACGTCGTTGGCGCTGGCAACATGATTTTTAAGACAAACAACACTGAACGCATGCGTATTGACTCAGCAGGTCAAATCAAACCAGCAACCGGTTCTAATATAGGAATTTTACAAAATTTACATGTATCTATAGGATCTTCCGCAACTTTAGCTATAGACATGGGCGATGCAATCACATCAGACAAAGGCTCGGGAATATATATGGTAAGTATTGTGAGGACATCAGGTTCTTACGGCAGAAACTTTGTGGGTATTTTTGGTGTTAATAGTACCTCTGTTATCCTGTACGAAACATTACGCATCAACAGCCTGACTGTAACGGTCAGTGGCACTCAAATCTTGGCGGCAGATAGTTTGGGTGGAGCCGTTTACGATGTGAACGCAATTCCATTAGCTGTAGACAAAGACGCATAAATTAAAAAGAGGTTACAAATGTCATACACAGAACAACAGGCAGCAGACTACCTTACTGCAAAATCACAAAGAGCTTTTCGCTATACCAAAGAAGCTGACCCTATGATGGCTAAAGTTTTGGCTGAAGAAATAGATAAAAGCGTCTGGCTGGCTAAGAAAAATGAAATCAAGCAGAGCTTACCTTATCCTGAAGGTGTCGTAGGCTCTGAGATTGAACAGTATTGTATAGACAACGAGTTACTCTAAAGGAGAACAAATAATGCCATACGTAATTGATGCACTTAACATTATCACTGCTCTAGTTGCTCTAGCGTCAGCTATTGCAGCAGCAACTGATACACCTAAAGATGATGCTCTAGTAGCTAAAGCATACAAGTTACTGGACATGATTGCACTAAACGTAGGTAAGGCTAAAGACTGATGAAGCAAGATCAGACGCAAACACTTGACTTGGCTTTAGAAGCACTAGAGAAGATAGCTCAACATGAGAAAGAATGTGGTGAACGCTGGGGTGAAGCAACTGCTGAACTTCGGCAGCTTAAAGAACTAGCTTCTGCCCATGCGTTGAAGTGGGAGCGTCTGGCTTGGCTTGTTGTTACTGTTGTGGTAACAGGTGCAGCCTCCGTGATAACAACAGTATTGACATAGAGAGAATATAAATGAGTGATGGATTTCTTAGCAGACTAGGCGGATTTGGTGACGCACTAGGTAACTTCTTTGGAGGTACAGGTGGTCAGCTTCTTGGTGCAGGCATATCTTTAGATCAGTTAAGTAGGCTGTCTGATATTGCTGAAAGATCAGCAGCAGGACAGATGCTTGTAGGTGAAGAAGCAGCAGAGAGATCAGCCTTCAAGCCCTTCACAGTATCTACTGGCTTTGGGGGCGTAGCTACTACTCCTGAAGGGGGATTTGCAACTGCATTGTCTCCTGCTATGGCTGCACAACAACAGCAGCTACAGGCGCTTACAAGCGGCCTAATAGGGGGCGCTGGCACAGGACTACCTGATGTATCAGGAATCCAAACCCAGGCTTTTGGTGGTGTTGGAGGCGCTCTGACAGAGGCTATGGCTCCTACAGCAACTAGGGAAGCTGATGTATACCAAAGAATAAGGGCTACACAGCTTCCTGAAGAGCAACGTCAACAGCTTGCATTACAAGAGCAGTTACAGTCACAGGGACGTACAGGATTACGTACAGCTATGTTTGGTGGCTCTCCAGAGCAATTAGCGTTATCTAAGGCACAGGAAGAAGCTAAGAATGCAGCAGCTTTAGCAGCAATAGGCCAAGCACAGAAAGAGCAACAGCAGCAATTAGAAACGGCTGGTACTTTATTTGGCCTTGGAGGGCAGGCTGCTTTAACACCTTCTAGTTTGATAGCTCCACAGCTTGAAAATCTACAGGTAGCTCAAGGCTTGCAATACTCACCAGAACAGCAGGTATTGGCTACCTTAACTCCAGGTACTGACTTAGCTAATCTTGTGGGCGCTGCTAACCAGTATGGTGCTGGATTATTTAGTCAAGCAGGCATTAGTGGACTAGAGGATCTATTGCAGGCTGAAGGAATTAGAGCACAAAGCACAGCTAATATCTTGCAGCAAATGATACAGGCTCAGGCTGCTCAACGCGCTGCTGCTGAAGGTGGGGGTAGTGGTGGTGGAATGTTTAGTGACGCTGCTGATGTTGTAAACACCTTTTTAGGACTCTTTGGAAGATAATAGGAGATAAATAATGGGACTTTTAGATAAACTTGGTATACTAGACCAATACAAGATGTCTCCTACTGAAGGGCCAGGAGGTATGATGATACAGGCTTCTCCTTTCACTAGGCAAGCTGCTAGGTTCGCTGGCGGTGCGCTTGGCACTGAGATGAGAAGTAACCCAGAGATACTACGTGCAGAGTTAGCTAAAGTTGACCCTAATTCTCCTAACGCTGAAGAACAGCAGTTAGCTGCTTTAGTTAAGTTTGGTTCACCTGAGCAACAAGTTAGGGCTACACAACGCTTAACTGCTCTTAGGAAAGAAAGAGAAACTACTTCTAAAGCTAACCGTATAGAAGAAGGTACTGCTGCTATACAAGATGTGTTGTTAACTGTTGACAAAGATAGTTTTTATACTCCTAATACCTTAGACACTGTAGCTACTTTACAGAAAGAATATGGTATTTCTCCTTCACAGCTAGACTCTATTTATGACTCAGCTACTACCGCTAGGGGAATTACTAAGCCTAGTTCTACAGCGGGAGAAGCTAGGTTCTTTTCTAGGGGTAAAGTTAGAGATAGCCAAACTAAAGAAGAATACTTTGTAACAGAAGCTGTTTATAAAGACGGCACAACTGAACTTATCTATAAAAATAGTAAAGGAGAAACTGTTACACCTACAGGCAAAGTAGAAACAATTAGTGGCACCACAGGACAAAGTGGCGCAGATCAAGATGCTGCTGATAGAGCTAGGGATGAGCATCAGGAACGCTTAAAAAGAGAAACTCTTGAAATAAAGCAGAAGTTTAACATTGGTGAGGAAGAAGCTAAACTCTGGTTACAGGAAGTTGCTGAAGCAAGAACTAAAGTTATAAAGTTAGCTCCACAGCTAAGAAAAGCAGAAGAACAGCGAGAGCTTTTAACTAGAATAAGAACAGGTGGTATTGTTCCTGCTAGTTACAAAGCTATTCTAAGTTTCTTGGGTATAGAAGCACAAGGGGTTGTTGATGCAGAAAGATTCAATAAGCTCGCTAAAGAACAAATGATAGGTGTCTTAGGTAACTTCGGGTCTAATCCTACTGAAGGCGAAAGAGCTTCAGCACAAGAGCTTGTAGCTTCTATTAACGATCTTACACAAGTAAATGTTGAGACTATTGATGCGTACATTAGAGAACTACAGTATAGCTATGATGATTACGTTAGAGTCTTAACAGAAGGAGCTACACCTCAAAGCGTAGCTGATGCTAGACTAAGGGAGATTAAAGCTATTATAGATGGAGATAAACGAAGCTCAAGTGATTTACCAAGCCCTGATGCTGTCCAAGACGGTGATTACTATACAAAAAAGAACCAAGAGTAACATATGCCTACTTTACAAGAACATAAAGACGCTTATAAAAGAGCTTATGACGCTAAAGACTACGAAGCTGCTAGTAGAATACTAGAAAAGATACGCAGTTCTGAAGCTCCTGCTGAAGCAGAAGACCAGGGTTTCTTTGAGTCAGCTGGTGAGTTTTTATCTAAGAACATGGAAATACCTTTGGGTATATCAGGCAGTCTTGCAGGAGCAGGGGCAGGTTTTTTGATGGGTGGGCCTGCGGGCGCTGTAGTAGGCGGTATCCTTGGAGGAGCAGGAGGTAGTTTTGGAGGCTCTATTACTTCTGATTATTTAGAAGGAGTACCTATAGACTATGCAGAAGCTACTGAACAAGCGTTAATATCAGCAGGTATTGACATAGTAACGCTTGGTTTAGGAAGTAAGGTAAAGCCTTTCCTGCTTAGTGCTAAAGCAGCTAGAATGTCTCCTGACGAAGCTGCTAAACTGTTTGTTAAAGAAGCAGCTATGGTTGCTGGTGAACAAGCTAACAGGGTTGTAGCAGAAGCAGGACAAAGAGAAGCTATTGCTAGGGCAGGAGGACTGCTGGCTACAGGTAGTCCAGAGTCTTTGAAAGAGTCTCAAAAGTTAGCAGAAGAACTTGGCGCTACTTTACTGCCTTCACAGACAGGACAGGCTACCACTGTGCAGACGCTGGCGGAAGGCATTGCAAACTTAGGTTTGTTTTCTTCAGGTAAGATGGCTAAAGCTACAGAACGGCTAGATAATGCTTCTGCATCTGCGTTAACTGAGATAATGAACAGAACAGGTACTGATGAGTTTCAAGACCCTAAAGCATTAGGACAGGCTATGTCTACTGTTATAGACAAAGGCAAAGAAGCTATGTCTACTTTGTACTCTAGGGGGCTTCAGGAAATACAGGAAGGTCTGGGGTCACAGCGTACTGAACTTTCTCCGTTAAAAGCATCTTTTACTAAGTTTAGGAATAGATCGCAAGGAGAACTACGTAACTACTTACAGCCTTCTACATTAAAGTATGTTGACGATACTTTAGATACTATGTCCCAGTTAAAAACTTTGTCTGTAAAAGAGTTACTAGAGTTTGAAAAGACTCTAAAGACAGACATAGCTGCTTTAGGGGGTCTAGGGTCTACAGGTACCCAAAGAGAAGCTGCTAGAGAGTTAACTATTCTGTCTAAAAATATCCGTGGTGTAGTTCAAAGAAGTTTAGACAGAACAAGTCCAGAACTAGGTGCTAAATACCAAGACCTAAAGAAGGCTTACAGAGTATCTATTAACGGTATTCTGCCTAAAGTTAACTCTAGGTTTGTCGCTAATGCCCAGAAAGAATCTTACTCTGCTTTAGGCAAAATGCTAACCCGTAGTGGTGGTTTGGATGAGATTACAGCTATGATGAAAAGCATAGATGAGTCTTATGCAGTTATGAGAAAAGCTAGCAATAAAAGAATGCCTAGTGGCTTACCTTTCAAAACTGCTGACGAAGCTAAACAAACTATCAAAGAATCTTACTTAAAGAACATATTTACTGATGTTGGAGGAGACTTTAACAATCAAAAATATTCTTATCTAGCTTCTCAGTTTCAAACACCTGAGAATGCAGCTAGGTTAAAATTAATCTTAGGCGAAGATGCACCTAGAGTTAAACAAGTAATGAATCTAATGTCTGAGACATCCGCTACTGTACAAGGTAATTTAGGAGAACTTCTTTTTAGATCTAAAGAGTACGCAGCGTTAAGTGCTCCGGGGAAAAGTTTAAGTGAAGCTAAACTTGCTGGCGCAGGAGGACAGCTATATACACTTTCTGTAGACGCTCTTATGGGAGGATCTATTCTAGTGGCTCCTGTAGTGTTGGCTAGTATAGTCACAAACCCTAAGTTAACTAACAAACTACTTTCTTTTGATAAAGCAAAGTTCCCTACTCAAGAAGCTGCTTTACTGGCAGCTAATGGTATTGTAGAGGAGTTATTTGATACTTTAACTGACGAAGAAATTAGAGAAGTACAAAGAGAACTAAAGAAGGGTCGGGAATAACAGGACAGTAGAGAAAAGGGGGCATTGCGCCCCCAAGTCTTCTCAAGCTACATTAGAAAACTTAACCTTACCAACGTCACCACGTAGTCCAGCCTTCATGTAGGTAGTAGCACGACCTTCAAAGAAGTTCTGATGCTCTACACCTAACACATCATCCAGCCAGTTCAGTGGGTTCTCTTTGACATTGTAGTTAGTCTTGAGTCCTAACTGTAGCAGCCTACGGTCAGCAATGTATCTGATGTACTGTTGCATCTCCTTCTTGGTTAATCCTGGGATGTCACCCTGCTCAAACACCAAGTCCAAGAACCTATCCTCTAGGTCAACCATCTCACGACATGCCTGATAGATCTCAGCCTTGAAGTCATCAGTCCACAGGTCAATGTTCTCCTGCATAAACTCCCTGAATAGCTTTGTCATTGCCTCTACGTGCATGGACTCATCACGTATACTGTAGGTAATGATCTGTCCCATACCCTTCATCTTGCCAAACCTTGGGAAGTTTAACAGGATGATGAAGCTAGAGAACAACTGTAGCCCTTCAGTAAAGCCTGAGTAGATAGCCAGTGCCTTAGCAATGCTCTTCTTGTCGCCTTTAGTGACCTTCACAGCGTTGATGTACTCATGCTTGTCAGCCATAGCCTCGTACTCTGAAAACGCCTTATACTCCACCTCTGGCATCCCTACGGTGTCTAACAGCAGGCTGTAGGCATGTTGGTGTATGGACTCCATGTTGGCAAAGCTAGACATCATCATACGTGCTTCAGGTTTCTTAAAGATACGCATGTATCTATCAACGTACCCAGCACCTACGTCTACATCAGACTGTGTAAACAGACGGAAGATCTGAGTCAGTAGGTTCTTTTCTTCATCAGTCATTGTCTGCCAGTCTTTAACGTCATTGTGCAGAGGTACATCCTCTGGAAACCAGTGCATCTGATTCTGTTGTGAGTAGTAGTCAAACATCCAAGGATGGTCAAACGGTTTGTAGTAATCTCTAGTATCTAATAAGCTCAAGCTGCATCTCCTTCTTTAATAAAGACACCATGACTGTTCATGTGTCCCTTGCGATCTTTAATATCATTATACGCTACCTTCAGGCATTCCTCTAGGGTAGTGTCATTCATAATGGCTAAGGTGTTTAACACCACCAAGCAGTCACCAATGTCATCAGTCACATCACGCTGCTTGGCTATGTTGTCCCCTAGCTCTCCCATCTCAGACACAAGTTTAGCAAACTGTGCTAAAGGTGTGCTGTTGTTAAGTATACCACGCTTCATTGCCCATAGGCTAATCAGGTGTATTAATTCATCACTCATCTATAGAATGTCCTGCCATAATTACTGCTTGCTTGAATACTTCCACCAAGTAGATGGTCTCCTTCAAGTCCATAGACTCTGTAGCCTTAGCTGTCAGAGCGTCATCTTCAGTCCACCCTAGTACCAGTACGTGATTAAACTCACCCTTACAGTCCTCTAGTACCTCGTCAGCGGTAGCCTGGGTAGGCATTAGGTTAATTACATTACTCACTAAAGTGTGTCTCCAGTACAATCAGTTTATCTTCTGCTTCAGCAATCTTCTGCACCAGCTTGTCCATAGTCTCAATCAAGTTACCATGCTCACCTACAGCCGCAGGATTGTCTAGGTAGTTTTGCACCTCTGCCTTGTACACGTCTATCTCAGCGTTGTACAGGCGCTTCATGGCGCTAATCTTGGGGTCTATCACTGTATCCATCCTCCAGTAATTGCTTGTACTTACTCAGGTACTCCTTGTAGCTCAGGGGTGCCTCTTGTTGTTTGATCTTGTTGCTCATGTAACTAGACCACATTTGCATACAGTAGTTACTGAACAACATAATCTTGTCATCCTGTTCCTTATAGTATACCAGATAGTCAGACCAGTTAGCATACTTTTTTAGCTCAGGTATATAGAACTTTGCTCTGTACGCTGGGTGTTCATCCTTCACAGCTTAAACACTCTCCGTCTTCAAGGTTGATCCTGGGTATCTTGATGTTAACATTCTCTGTATTTCTAGCCGCTGTAGTTCGCAGGTAATACATAGATTTGAGTTTGTTAGCTCCTGTCCAATGAACGCTATTAACATACTCCAGATACTCATCGTGGATCTCCTGTGGTGCTGTAGCTGGTGGTGGCTCAAAGAACAGGTTTACTGATTGTGCTTGGCAGACGTACTTCTGTCTTTGGTAGGCGTGTTCAATGACCCAAATTTGGTTAAGTTCAGGCGCTGTCTTGAAAACTTCTTTCTCTTCTTCCGATAGTTCCGGTAGGTCTTTAACAGAGCCTTCAGCAGCAGCAATATCTTTCCACGTTTTCTCTGTGTTGGTACCTTTCTCTTCAAGTAGTTTCTCCAAGTATTTGTTCTTGACTTTGTATGAGCCTGTTAGAGTCTTGTGCGTAAATACGTTAGCCCTTGTAGGCTCAATACTAGGACTTGTTCCACCGCATATAATACTACTACTAGCATTAGGGGCAATAGCAAGCAGATGGGAATTACGCAAGCCACTACCAGCCATGTCAGGAGCCTCCCCACGGTTTCCAGCCAAACTTCTGGAAGCATTTTCAGCTCTTTCTTTGATTGTTTTAAACGCTCTATTGTTAAAGCTGGAGGCGTACATTCCCTCAAAAGGGATTCCATTACGTTGAAGGTAACTATGAAAACCCATTGCTCCAAGACCGACCGCACGTTCTCTATATGCGCTATAAGCGGCTTTTGCAAAGCCTGTTTTATCTTCTCTAACATAATCTCTAAACTCCTCTAATGTGCTTGGCTCTGTCCAAGGACGGCTGTGTACAGCATTGTCAATAAAATGCTCAATGATGTTATCCAGCATGTTAATCATGTCAAAGATAAACAGTTCATCGTCCTTCCAATCATCAAAGTATTCTAGGTTAACACTAGACAAGCAACAAACTGCTGTGCGATCCTCACTGGTTGGTAAGGTAATCTCAGAACATAGGTTACTCTGGCGTACCTCTAGTCCCATGTCCTTCTGTGGCTGCGGTAGAGCCTCGTTACAGCGGTCTAGGTTAACAATGTATGGTTCACCTGTCTCTGCTCTGGTGTGTACTAGCTGCCACCACAAGTCCCTAGCGGACACAGTCTTGACTGCCTGCTTAGACTTAGGATCTATGAGTCTCCAGCTATCATCAGACATGACGGAGGCCAGGAACTCATCTGTGATTGTAATTCCATTGTGAAGGTTAAGGCACTTACGATTAAGATCGCCCCCAGTAGTCTTTCGCATAGCGATAAACTCCTCCACTTCTGGATGGCTAATGTCCATATACGCTGCATAAGATCCTCTCCGTGTTACTCCTTGGTTGAAGGCAAGCATCTGACTATCAACTACGTGCATGAAAGGTATGCTACCAGTAGACTGACTACCGTTAGCAGTTGAAACGCCATTACTTCTAACAGCACCCCAATATCCACCCAAGCCTCCACCTCCACTTGCCAACCATATGTTCTCATCATAGTGATCAGATAGCCCACGCCTTGAATCAGGAACATAATTGAGAAAGCAGCTAATAGGTAAACCACGAGTGGTTCCCCCGTTACTAAGTATAGGAGTGCTAAAACCGAACCAGCCCTTGCTTGCGTAGTTATAAAGGCGCTGTGCAAGATTGTAGTCAGTATGTCCTTGATACGTTGCGCCATAGACCGACGCTCTGGCAAATGCTTCTTGGGCATGTGTCTCATCTCCCCAGAAATATCTATCCTTCAGTGTCTCTAGTGAGAACACATTAAGGTTTTCTTCTCTGTCATAATCAATCTGGATACCTAAGTAATCCTGTACGCCTACCTTACTTGTCACTAGGGTGCTCCAACATGTAACTAATCAATCGTTCTTCGTACCACCTAGCTTTACGTAGGTCTTCAATAGGACTCTTCTTGTATCTAAAGCGCCACATGTACTTCAAGGCATTGCCACGCAGGTATCCAATGTACTCGTCATGATTGAGCATACCCTTGATGGCATCAATACACTCTAGGCTACCAGTGTTGTAATGCTCTGGTCTGTGTACACTGTCGTACTTGTAGTCTCCGTACACTGGGTGGTCGTTAGGCTCGTTGTCATCGTCATAAATACGGTTCCAAGCCTCCGCTATACTCGCTTTACTGTTGCGTAGTTTATTCCACTCTTCTGGTGTTGCGTTATCAATACTCATCTTGTTCTACCTCTACTTCCTCTTCATCTACTTCGGCTTCAAACACCTGTAGACGGTTAATAAATTTATCTTCAAACCTATCCAGCAGCTCTTCAGAACTAATGTCCAGGGCTTCCAGTAAGTCTTCAGCGTCATAGCGTTTAAGGATACGCTCTATTACTTCATCCATTGTTAGTGACATGATCTACATACTCATCAACTGTGTAAAACTCAAAACCTTCTTTGTGGCACCACTGTCCCATCGTAATCTTAGAACCTTTCCTGACCTTCTTGTTGGGGTCTGACAGGACAAAGATTAACTTGATTGGTTTAATACTATCACGTATTGATGTGTACTTCTGGGTGTCTCCTGCCCTAAAGAATCCTTTAGTCTCAATGTAGTCACCCGTCTTCTTATCCACAAAGTCTGGCTTGTATTTCCTGTGCATCACGTATGGTACATCATATGGCTCGTACAAGTAGCGTCTTTTAGGCACTGTCTGGGCAAAGCGTTTCTCTAAGCCTGACCTGTAGATGCTCTGCTTACGTGATCTCTTGGACTTTAGGCTCATTTACCACCTCCGTTAAGTATCGTGGCCCTGTAGAGTACAGGAATGTACGAAGGTCTGGATAACAAGCATGTTTGAAGTGACAGTAAGAGCAACCCATAGCCAGCTTCTTGTTACCGGACTTGCCGTCAGGCACTGTGTCATGGCACAAGGGTGGTGGTTCCTTCTGTTCTACCATCTCCTTCACATGGATGATACGCTCCTCTATGTCCTTCTTCAGCACTTCATAGACAGGAGCCTGCTTGTCCTCTAGGTCATACTTCAGGTAAGTCAAGTGACCATTAGCTTTATCCATAGCCAGCCAGCCTACCTGTGTCTCACCTTCAGACCTAGCGTATCCCTTGATCTGATCTATGTAACCAAACGGATCATCAAATGCAAGTGAAGCGTCCCTGAACTTCTTGAATCCATAGGTACTGGCAGACTTAACGTCAGTCACTATGCCATCAATCTTGCAGTCCATGCTACCTGAGATACCCTGTACAGTAGCCTGTGCCTGCTCATGTGTCACTGTGTGCCCTGCTAGACGTACAAACAGTAGCAGCATCTCCTCAATGAGATGACCGTACATGAACTTCACAAGGGTGTGTGGCTGCATCTTTTCCTTCGGCCCTACATTATTGTAGTGATTCCACAGGAACCTGTCAGTCTTACCGATGTTAGACATACGCAGCTTACGTGCATCAAATCTACCACGCTGGGTAAACTCCTTACGCATAAGATCCTTACATGCTTCACCGAAGTCATCAATGATCTGTTCAGCGTCTACTGAGCGATCAGGAGACTTGAACTTCACAAGATTGTATATGTCATCTATCAGGGTGTTAGTTGTTTTCATCAAAGTATCCATCTAGTATACGTTCAGCCACTGGTGCAGCAATTACAAACCACTCATTCTTATTGCCATGAGTTTTCCTTAGTAGCTCATGTATCTCACTCTCTGCTCTACGCCTGTCCTTAGTGTCATAAGCCTTTATCAAGATGTAGTCCCTGTATGGGCTACCTGTCTGGAATTGCTTTAGCCTGTCCTCTGCATCTATTGCCATGCCTATCTTAACCCAGCTAGGGTAAGCTGGACTATACAGGATGTACACTTGACCTTCCTTTGCAGTCTTGTAGTTACTCAGTGACTCAAACGCTGCATCACCGAAGGACTTGTAGCGTCCAGGTTTGTACAAAGGATGTTTTTTAGAAATGTGTTTACCGTTAACCCACATCATTGTCTTGTTGCTTTTTCTGCTGTTCTCATTCTGACAAGGCTTACAATAAGTCTCATAGCCGCTTGAATGCTTACTATGTCGGTGAAACTTATCTAAAGACTTAGTCACTCCACACTTAGGACAATGTTTTTCTTCAGTGTGTGTCTGCCCAGCTACTTCCAACTTGGTACTCTCCTGTGAGTTTACAGTTGAGTCCCAGTTCAGTTCCTGCTGCTTCCAAGCAGGAGACTGCAAGTCTTCCGTACTTGTCTGCGTGGTCTGCTCTAACTTCCGCTTGTACTTCGTCATGGATGTTCCCCACAAAGTAATAGTCTAGTTTCCACATTGTAGCATACTCTTCCAGCAAACACATTGCTTTCTTCATAACAATTGCACCGGCACTTTGCAGTAAAGTATTGAGTGCAGAGTGTGCTGACCTAATATGTAACAACCTGCCGTCTAAGCCTTCAATAGTTCCTTGCTCTGACTCTCTGACAATTCTGTCTTTAAGATCTGCATATGCTGTGAGATTAGACATAAATCGTTCTCTAAGTGTTTTACCAGCAGCTCTGCCTGCTGAAGCCACTGTTCCAAGTTTCTCATCTCCTGCCCCGTAGAGAAGTGCGTAGATGAAAGTCTTTGCCTGATCTCTTGATTCAAGTCCTGCAAGGTGCTGGTTAGCAGTGTGGATGTCTCCGTTAATGACTTCATTAGTGTACTCCTTATCGTCCATGTAGTGGGCCAACATGCGTAGCTCTAGGCCACTAGCGTCAAACCCTACAAGTTTATAGCCTTCTCTGGCAACCCAACACTGTCGGCATTCCTTGCCATACGGTGAGTAGCTTGCCGGTACTTGGGCCAAGTTTGGTTTAGAATGTGTCATACGACCAGTAACAGCACCGTTGGTGTTAACATAGCCATGCACTCTGTCGGTGTCTGGGTTAGCTTCATCTACCCATGACTGCACTTGAGCAACACGCTTTTGTAACATCAGGTACTCAGCGATCAACGCTGCCTGTGGTATGTCCTTCACTGTAGACAATACTGCTTCATCTACTACTGGCTGACCTGTAGGTGTTAGCTTTTCTGGCTCCCATCCAAAGTCAATCAGGTACTCACCTATCTGCTGTCTTGAGCCAAGGTTGAATGGCTTGAGTACCTGTCGCATGAAAGGTTCTCTGTTGCCTGACTGTTGCACCTTCTGGTATTCATCGTCAGTGAGTCCTACCTTAGACAGGCTACCGTCCTTCTTGGTCTTTGGCACTACCTGCTTAACGTCAACCCACTTAGGCTTGAACACCTTGTGTACTTCATCCTCCACAACAAGCTTGCGCTCCTTCAGGGTAGCAAGCAAATCCATAGCATGTCTCATGTCCAAAAGCCAACCATTACGTATCTGCTTCTGCACAATCCACTGCGTCTCGTGCTCAAGGGCAATAGACTCCTTGCTAAACTTGCGTAGCTCTAGCTGCATCTTGTTGTATGCCTTAGCTGTCACACGGACATCTTGGATACAATAAGCAACCATCTCATCGGACAGGCAAGTCCAATCACTGTGATCTCCTTTAGGGAATCCCAGGATTTCACCCCAGTTAGACAGCCTGTGGCCTCCTTCACGTTGTGGGTTAGCAAGACGGGAGAGCACTAATGTGTCCTCTACTCTGCTCTTGTCCACCGTGATGCTCCACAGCTTCTCTAACACCGGCATATCAAAGCCTATCAGGTTATGCCCCACTACAGGGAAGTCACCTTCTAGCGCCTTTGCGAGGCTTTCACGGTCATAGTGTTCCTGTACCACATCGTCCTGCATAGTTACTGCTAACCATATGGTGTCAGGATCAAGACCGTTAGTCTCTATGTCCAAGAACATTGGTTTATAAGGCACTGTCTACATCCTTAGGCTTACTTGTCTCTGACATTCTACCAGTAAAGTTATCATACTTCAGGTAGCAACATGCACCAGTGAGTCCAGAGTAACGGTTCTTGAGCACACGCACTGTTGTCGTGTTACGTCGTTCAGGGTTATCGTCCTGTTGATCACGCTCCAAACCAATGACCATATCAGACAATTGTGCTATAGCCTGCGAACCACGCAGTTCACTTAGACTAATCTGCCCACCGTCCTCGTGTGCCTTGCCTTGGGTACGCTTCAGGTGTGACACAAGGAACAAGCCTACACCTAGCTCCTGCACCAGTGACCGTAGCTTGGTCATGATAGCATCAATAGCTTTGCGCTCATCACCGTTGTCCTGTGCTGACACAACGATGGACAGGTGATCTAGGATAATCCACTTGCAGTCCAGCGCCTTAGCCATGTACCTAACCCTAGCCAACAGGTTGTCCTCGCTGGTGCTGCCCCAATGATCAAACAGGTAGAACCTGCCGGTACCCAGGGTGTCCTCCCAGTAAGGAAACGCTATCTCAGGATCAAGCTCCTCCTCAAGGTGCAAGGGACAGTCTGCCTCTACTGACATGATGCCTAGTGCAGTCCTAGCAACATCCTCCTCCAATGCTAGGATTCCAATGTTGTCCTCCGTTGCCCTGAGCAAGTAGTGCTCTAACTCCCTGACCATCTGAGATTTACCCATGCCTGACCCTGACGTTATCGTCACTAGCTCGTATGGTCTAAATCCCTTCGTGTAGGTGTTGAGTCCCTGCCAAGGGTACGGTATTGACTTAACCTTGATCTTGTTGGTTAGGGCATCCCATGTGTCACTACCTTGGATGATACCGTCAGGCTGATAGACCTTGGAATTCCACCACGCCGCAGTGAAGTCTCTCACCTTGTTAGCTACTAGCATCTCACTAGCGTCCTTCAAGGGCAGCTTTACTATCTTTAGCTTGCTTGGTGAGAACAAGTCCTTGATATCATCTATGGCCTGCTGGCCTGCCTTGTCACCGTCAAAGCAAACAACCACGTTGTCATAGCCTTCAAGGAAATCCAGGTTCTCCTTGATCTCCTTAGCTGCTGACGATGCTCCGTTACGCAATGAGACTACATCCCACTTGCGCTCAAACATCTCAGACACACTAAGGGCATCTAACTCACCTTCTGTGATTGTTATGTACTTACCACCACCACGGCACGTTTGCTGTCCGAACAGACCTACATTAGTGGTCATGTCACCTGTAGCATGGAAGTCCTTGGTCTTCACATGACGTATCTTGGTGGCTTTTAGTTCGTCGCTGTCAGTGCTGTAGTACGGGTATATGTGCTTTGCAATCTCACCGGAGGCATTGTACTCCACCATGACATTGTACTTCCTACAAGTCTCTTGGCTGAGTCTCCTGTCCGGTATTGCTGCTATGACTCCCGATGCTGTCATATCTTCTAATGGCCTCCTTGGTTGGGGCTGTAGTTGAACTACGTTGCCATTCACATTTTCGTGGTGATTGCACCCTGCTGAGTAACAATGAGCCGACCCGTTGCTATAACGGGCCAGCGCATCACTTGAGCCACACTTAGGGCATGGCTCATGTTTTACAAAGGTGCTCTTTTCTCCACTATAGGTCGGCATCTATGCCGTTACTGTCTTCGGCTACTTCCACTACCCGTACTGCGTTTAGGTAGGTCGGTGTGCCGTGTACAGGGTGTGGTGTTGCTGTCTTGTAGCTAAGACGCACCACAGAGCCTCGTGGGATGTTACCAACGAAAGGTTGATCGTTAGCATCAATGACTTTCACATTGAACTTGCTGGTGAACTTTCGCTGTTTGTTGCCTTCATACTCTCGTAACTTAACACCCTGCTCAGCTAACAAATCAGCGTTATCATCGTCCAAGGTGATGGTCAAGGTGTACTTGCCTGTGTCCTGTCCGTTATAAACTTCTGTGCTGTCCAAGTGAGCAAATGCTGCTTTACCACTAACTACTGCCATATCAATTACCTCTAAGGTTTACTTTAGTTACTTAAGAGAGCTAAAGAATAATCATTATGATTAACAAAATGTATTCTTTGCTCTCTTGAGTCTATTATACATGAATCTGACTCATGCGGGCCTGGATCATCATGAAAATAATTCATGTTGGGATGTTAACCGTTTCACCTCCTCAAGTCTTTTGACTAAATCTTGCACTTCGTTATCGTCTACCTTCTGATTTGGAAACCTTGCTTTGAGTGACTCCACGTTGCAAGGATTGCACAAATCTAGCTTATCTTTGTCCTCAAGTAGTACATTACAAGCTTTGCAGCGCATTAGTGTACCTCCTGTGACTCTGGGCCTATCAATTGCGCGTATAAGCCCTCTAGATCGTCCGTAGAGCGGTTTTCCAGGTCATCATGTAGGTAGGCACTGCACATGGCTAACATCTCGCTAACGGCCATTACGTTAAGCCTGTACTCACTCAAGGTGTTAACTATCATGTCACGCCTTTGTTGCTCTGGATCTTGTTCGTTACTGTCTGTAACGTCTTCGTCCCAATATGTTGTGCTCATTTGACCACCTCAGTCAGTCCATGCCAATCGTTTATAGTTATCTTGGACATTCTCTTGTCGTGTGGTATGTACAGGCTACGCTTGCCAAGATGGTACCCAATGTAACATCTACCAAATGACATGCCGTAACGTCGTTTTGTTTTCCTTAGTCTATAGATCATTGCTTTGCTTCCTTTTGCTGTAGTTAGTTTTCCCTAGGTAACACGAAGCGCACACTAGCGCCCCGTTAACGTACACCATAGAGTGTCTGTTGTATTCCTGCCCGCACCTGCTGCACTTTGCTTTCATAGCTCTATGACTCGCTCAATGTCCCAAAATGTATTTGATCCTGCGCCTACCGGCGCTTTTCCGGGCAGAACTCCATACTCCATTAAATACGCGGCAAGCTCTTTTGCCTCTTCTTCGCTGAATGCTGACAGTGTTAGCTCTACAGTGACACCGTAGTCCTTTAGCTCAGGTTCTGCTGGCTTGTGTAGCGCCTCAATTGCTCTTGCGTCATTGGTCACCCTTAGCGAGTCCATGTGATCCGCTACACTCTGCCCGCCAATGCTCATGCTTAGTTGCTCAAATAAATCCATAGTTTATTGCTCCTGTTGTTATGCGTTGTTGATATTTTCTATCAGTTCACTAATTTCTTTTCTGTGGACTCTCAAAGCAGACCATACTGCTTTCTGCTCCATTAGTCTAGCTTCTGCAATATCCAAATCAATACTTTTCTGGATCTTTTCCAACTCACCCACAATCTGGTGCAGGCATATGCCATCTACTGCGCTCATGATGATACTCCAAGTAATAACGCCCACGTTAGGTAAACGCCAAGAATAATTGTAATAGC